CATGCCGAGCTGCTGATCCTGGCGCCGACGCTGGAGGTGGCAAAGAACAGCTTCGACCCGGCTATGGGCATGGTCAATGCCGACCCGGAGCTGCGGCAGCTGCTGCACGTAGTCGAGCATCAGCGCCTTATCCGCCACCGCGTGACCCTGGCCGAGTTGAAGGTGGTCGCGGCTGATGCCGATACTGCCTCGGGCAAGAAGGCCGGCATCGTGCTGGTCGAAGAATTGTGGTTGTTCGGGAAGAAGCCGAAGGCGGCCAGCATGCTGCGCGAGGCGACGGGCGGGACATCGACCAGGCCGGAAGCGTTCGTGCTGTACATCTCGACGCATAGCGACGAGCCGCCTGCGGGGGTGTTCAAGACCAAGCTGTCCTATTTTCGGGACGTTCGCGATGGGGTGATCGAAGACCCTGCGAGCCTGGGCGTGCTGTACGAATGGCCGGAAGACCTGCTGGAGGCCGAGGCTTATCTCGATCCGGCGATGTTCCATGTCACCAATCCCAGCCTTGGCCGGGCGGTATCGGCGGAATGGCTGGAGGCAGAGCTGCGCAAGACGCAGGCGGGCGATGCGGATGAAGACCTGCAGGTCTTTCTGGCCAAGCATCTGAACGTCGAGATCGGTCTCAGGCTACGCCGGGACCGGTGGCGCGGGGCGGATTACTGGGAGGCGGCGGGCGACCGATCGCTGACGCTGGAAAGCCTGCTGGCGCGGTGCGAGGTCGCGGTGGTCGGTATCGACGGCGGCGGGCTGGATGACCTTTACGGGCTGTGCGTGGCGGGCCGCGAACGCGATACCGCGCGCTGGCTGTACTGGTTCCGGGCATGGGCGTGGCCCGATGTGCTCGAGCGGCGCAAGGACATTGCGGGGCTGCTCAGGGAGTTCGAGGCGCAGGGAAGCTTGACGATCTGCCGCGAGGCCGAAGTCGGCGATGATGCCGAGGCGGACTTCCTGCCACAGGACATTGCCGAGATCGTCGCGATCGTGGCGCAGGTGAAGGAAAGCGGGCTGTTGCCCGAGCGTGGGGCGATCGGCCTTGACCCGCAAGGCGTGGCCGACCTGATCGATGCGATGGCGGCGGCAGACATTGCCGACGATCAGATGGCGCCGATCGGCCAGGGCTTCCGGCTGATGTCGGCGATTGTCGGCCTGGCGCGCAAATTGAAGTTCAACCAAGTGGTGCATGACGGGTCGCCGATGATGGCGTGGTGCGTCAGCAATACCAAGGAAGAGAAGGGGCGGCAGTCGGTGATGATCACCAAGAACGCCTCTGCCAGCGCGAAGATTGACCCGTTCATGGCGGGGCTGAACGCGACCAAGCTGCTGGAGCTCAATCCGGTGGCTGTGGGTGTTGCCAAATCATTCTGGGAAGTGACATGAAAGCTGCCGAGATCATGCGCGACATCGCCGGGCTGATCGGGGCGGCGCTGGTGTCGATCGGTACCGGCATGATGCATCTGCCCAGTGGTTTGATCGTCGCTGGTCTGATGCTGATCGTGGGTGCGGTGCTGGCGGCGCGGGCGCGTGCAGTCTGATGGCGGGCCTATTCAGTTCGATCGCAGCGGGTTTTGAGCGCAAGGAAGCCCGCACGCTGGATAGCCTGCCAGGTTTCATGTTCGGCCCGGAAAGCAAGGCCGGTGTGAGTGTCACCTGGTCAACCGCGCTGCATGTTTCGGCCATGCTGGCCTGCTGCAAGGTGGTTGGCGAGGGCATTGCGCAAACGCGGTGCAAGATCATGCGTCCGCGAGCAGGGGGCATTGGAGCAGATCCCGCGCGCGACCATCCCCTGTTCCGGCTGCTGCACCTGAGCCCGATGAAGGGGCAAACCGCCTTCAACTTCTGGGAGACGCTAGTCTTCCACGTGATGCTGGTCGGCAATGCTTACGCTTACATCAACCGCACCGGCGGCAGAGTTTTCGAGCTGATCCAGCTGGACCCCAGCAAGGTCCGGGTGACGCGCCGTACCGACCTGACGCTGGTGTACGAGGTGACCAGCGAAAACGGCGAGATGCGACGCATTGCGGCCGAGGACATCTGGCATGTGCGTGGGCCCAGCTGGAATGGCTGGATGGGCATGGAAACGGTCAGGCTGGCGCGAGAGGCGCTGGGTCTGGCCATTTCGCTTGAGGCCAATCACGCGGGCCAGCACAAGAACGGAGCATCGCCAAGCGGGGTCTATTCGGTTGATGGTCCGCTGACGCCCGAGCAGCACAGCATGCTGACTGATTGGCTCAAGAAGCAAGCGGCCAACCCAGGCATGCCGATGATCCTGGACCGTGGCGCAAAGTGGTTCAGCCAGCAGATGAGCGGGGTCGATTCGCAGCATCTGGAAACGCGGCGGTTTCAGATCGAGGATATCTGCCGGGCGGTTCGGGTGATGCCGATCATGGTCGGGCAGTCCGACAAGGCGGCGACCTATGCCAGTGCCGAGCAGATGTTCCTGGCGCATGTCATTCACTGCCTGGCACCGTGGGCGACGAGGTTGGAAGAGTCGATCGAGGTCGATCTGCTGACCGAGGCGGAGCAGGCACAGGGTCTGTATGCAAAGTTCAACCTGTCGGCGTTGATGCGTGGTGATTACAAGTCGCGGCAGGAAGGCCTCAACATCCAGCGCCGCGCTGGTGTGATCAGTGCCGACGAATGGCGCGCGCTCGAGGATATGAACCCGCGAGATGATGAAGGCGGCGGTCAGTACATCGTCGAAAGCAACATGGCCGTGCAGGACGGCCGCGATCTGGTGCCGATGCCATCGCCGCCGAGCCCGCAGGGGAGCAACTGAAAATGAGCATGAATCGACTGGCATTCGATTGCGAGGTCAAGCTGGCTGGCGATGGCGGTGAGACTGGGACGATCGAGGGTTATGGATCGGTCTATAACGTGGTCGACCGCGGTGGCGACATCGTTGTTCCGGGGGCTTTCAAGAAGAGCCTGGCCGAATGGCGCAAGCGCAAGGCCTTGCCGCCGATGCTGTGGCAGCACGACAGCTGGACGCCGATCGGCAAGTGGACCGCGATCGAGGAAGACGAAAAGGGCCTGAAGGTAACCGGAGAGCTGGTGCTGGAGGTTCCTGCTGCGTCACAGGCGCACGCGCTGGCCCGTGCTGGCGTCGTCAAGGGCCTGTCGATCGGATATGCCACCAAGCAGGCATCGTTCGACCGCCAGACGGGCATCAGGTCGATCAAGGAAGCCGAGTTGATCGAGGTGTCGCTGGTCACCTTCCCAATGAACCAGGACGCAACCATTTCAGGCGTTAAGGGCGATTTCGACCCGCGCGCCATGGAAAAGGCTCTTCGTGACGAAGGGCTGTCGGCGAGAGAGGCAAAGATTGCCGTCTCCGTCTTCTCAAAATCCTGCCGTGACGGCGGGGCTGGTGGCCCGGCACCCCGAGACGGGGCGACCGACCTGATCTTGTCCCTGCGCAAATGCGCCGAAGCGCTGCGCTAAGTCACGAAGGAAACGGAAAATGTTCATCGGAAATCACGGTGCGCTCCTGGCGGGCGCATCGCCCCTTGCCATGGCGCGCGCGCCCGAAACCAAGGACGGCGATCTGACCATTGAGGTCAAGACCGCTGTCGACCAGCTGGCCAAGACGTTCGAGGATTTCAAGGTCAAGAACGACGAGCGCCTCAAGCAGGTCGAAACCAAGCGCGGCGAGGATGCCGTGACCAAGGACGAAGTCGAGAAGCTCAACAAGGCGATCGACGATGCGCAGGCCGAGCTCAAGAAGCGGCTCGACGAGATGGAGGCCAAGGCCAATCGCCTGGCGCTGACCGGCAGCGGCGACGCGGCTAACGAAGTCAAGGCCGCGCGGCAGTTCGGCGAAATGATCGGCAAGAAGGACTTCAGCCCGGAAGACCTGGCCGAGTACAAGTCTGACCTGGCCAACTATATCCGCCGCAACGAAGTCAAGGCCGTGACCATGCAGGTCGCCGTCGACCCGAGCGGTGGCTATTGGGTCACCCCGGACACCACGGGCCGCATGGTGCAGAAGATCTATGAAACCACGCCAATGCGACAGCTGGCCAATGTCGTGCAGATCGGCACCGACGCGCTGGAAGGCCCGATCGACAATGATGAAGCGGATGCCGCGTGGATCGGTGAAAGCCAGACCCGTTCGGCCACCGATGCTCCCCAGCTCGGCATGTGGCGAATTCCGGTCAACGAGCTCTATGCGTACCCCAAGGTGACGCAGAAGCTGCTCGAGGATGCCGTGGTCGATGTCGAAGCCTGGCTGGCAAACAAGGCGGTGTCCAAGTTTGCGCGCAAGGAAAACGACGCCTTCCTGAACGGTGACGGCATCCTCAAGCCGCGCGGCCTGCTGACCTATGACACGGCTGCGACGGCCGATGCCACCCGCGCCTGGGGGACCTTCCAGCACGTGCTGTCGGGCGCGAGCGGTGCCTATGCGTCGTCGAACCCGGCAGACAGGCTGATCGATCTGATCTTCGAGGTGAAGGCCGGTTATCGCCAGAATGCCGGCTTCCTGATGTCGCGGCGTACCGTCGGCGCCACCCGCAAGCTGAAGGACGGCCAAGGCAACTATCTGGTCGATCTGCGGCTGCGCGACGGTGCGCTCGTCGAGTCCATCTTTGGCTTCCCCGTCACCGATGGTGAGGACATGCCGGCGCTGGCTGCGGGCAGCCTGTCGGTTGCGTTCGGCGATTTCAACGAGGCGTACACCATCGTCGATCGCCTGGGCGTTTCGGTGGTTCGCGACAACATCACCCAGCCCGGCTTCGTGAAGTACCACATGCGCAAGCGCGTGGGCGGCGGTGCGGTCAACTTCGAGGCGGTCAAGTTCC